TTCTAAAGAAGTTTCGTTTAAATCAGCAGGAGTAGAAGGAATGTTGCTGTTAGTAGCGCCATTAACTAAAGGGTGAGCAGATGAGAACAACGCAACGCCGTCACCACCAACATAAGCTGCAGAGAAACCGTTGTTTAAAACAGCAGCGCCTTTAACTTGTTTGGTGTAAGACATAGCACGAGCCAAACCTTTAGTATAACGAGCAGACAAAGAGTCATACAAGTTATCTTCAATAGCTTCTTCAGTTAAAGAAAAACCTAAAGCAATAGTTTCGTGGTTGTAGCGAGCAGTCCAAGCTTCTTGAGCATTGTCATAACTAATGGCTGAGCCTTCGTTTTTGACAGGAGCTGCTGAGAAACCAGACAGTTTTGTTTCTTCTTCAAATGAACGTTCTGATGATTCAGTTTCATAAATTTCTTTATGTTCTTCACCGTAACGAGCATATTCTAAACCGAAAAGAGCGTTAAGGCCCGGAAGCAACTCTTTCAGTAATTGTGCGCGTGAAATAGCCATTATTAAACTCCTTAAGCAGCAGCAGCTGTATAGTAACTTGAAATACCAAAGTTAAGTTTTACCAATACTTCAGTGTATTGAGTAATAACGATAACAGCGGCAGCAGGGATTGTAACTTGTGATGCTAAGTTTAAGGCGATAGTAGTACCACCAACAGCAACAGCAGTTGTTACAAATGAACCTGTTTCTACAAGTTGACCATTAGCTGCAATAAATGCAACGTCAGAGCCAGCAAGGATTGCTACAGGACTAGCAGGTATAGTAATGTTAGTAGTAGTAGTTGAAGTACTAGGAACACTAACTGATACAGCTGTTTCAGGAACTACGTCTAATACACGTAATGGAAGAGCAGCAGTAGTAGCAGGGGCACCAGCAGCAACAACAGCCAATACAGCATTAGTAGAGTTACCAGCAGCGATGTTACCCGCAGCAGTATCAATCATAGCCATATTTTGACCAATCATAGCTTTACTAGTAGCGCCAACAACAGTAGTACCTGAACAAACAACAGCTTTAAATACAGCATCAGGATCGTCACTAACGATAGCAACAGCATCGCCAGCAAGAGTTCCAGTAGGCCAGTACTGTGAGAACAACTTTTGTTTAGTAGTTGGGTTAGTGTAAGAACAACCTAAGAATACACCGACAACTGCACCAGTAGTATTAACAACTGCACGTACAACAGAACCTCTAGCTAAAGTAACAGCGTCACCGTAGAAGATGTTAGCAGCATAGGCGTATTGAATAGGGTATTCACGAGTAGAGCCAGCAAAAACCTGACCTCCAATCAAACTTACGGGTTTCAGACCGTATGGGGCACTTACAACAGGGTAAGCCATATTAAACCTCCAAAATTAAAATTAACTATTGTCTACCAAAAGATGTTGTAGATTTTCGCTCATTAAAGAGTGGCATTCTAGGATCACTTTGGCGCATTAAATTATTATCTACTGCTTCTGTTTGAGCCTGAGTTTGTTTATTGAAGTGGTCATTACGTTGTTCAATAAACTCTGTAGGGGTCTTACATAACAATAAACCACCAATCTCTATGTTGTCTCTAAAACGACTAGTAGGATCAATTAACAGTTGCATTTGCGGTTGTTCCGACACATTAACAGGCTCCCAACCTTCTCTCAGTTTTGCTGAAAGGTTACGTGGGTCAGCTGCATTTAATGTTGACGTTCTAATCCATCTGTACGCATAGCCCGGTTGTTTATCCGGTTCTGGTAGTAGTTCAGCTGGGGCCCACTGCTTAGGACGGGCTGAAGTTTCTCGCGTTGTTACATCTCTTTGTATTCTGTTCTCAGCCATCTTAGGCCTCCAATTTGGTTAGTTCACGGGCGTATTGTTCATTAGTTAGTCCAAATTTCTTGGCTAATGCAACTTGAGTCTTGCTAAGCGACACCTTTTTAGGGGCTGTGCTTCTTTTTGCAGACGCTACTACCGTGCTAAGTTTTGATGTACGTTGAGTTCTTGACCCATCGTTTGATTCGCTAAATTCTTCTGGGAATCTGCGTTGTACTTCTTGGTCGATACGTTTGTAATATTCATCGCTTCCAATGAACTTGTCTCCGTAAGTATCTAAAAGGTCTTCATGTATTCCTACAGCAAACCTACTCATAGTCTTTTTAGACGGATCAACATACCACGGATTTTCGGCTACCCATTCCGCTGCCTTCGGGTCTTGCTGTGCAACACGAGGTTGCTTTTGTAGTAATTGTGCACCATTATTGGTGTTTTGAACAGTAGGCCTGAAGTTTTGGGCTTTGTCAAGCTTATTTGTTGCTTTCATCAGTTCTTCTTGTGCTTCGATGATTGCATCAGTATTTCCGTAGTCATAAGCTTCCTTATAATTACGTTTAGCCTTCTCTACTTCTAACTCAGCAGAGGATTGATAAGTGCTTATTAACTCCTTTTCTCCTGATTGAAGTAATGATTTAAGATGTTGGTTTTCATCCAGTATCTTTTGAGCTACAGATAGAGCTTCTTCTTGCTCACGGTAGGCTTCTTCTTTCAACCTACGCTCATCATGCCATGCTTTCTTATACTGTTTAAACTTAGTTTGCACCTTACCAGAATAGTCATCAGACTCATCAGCAGACTCTAACTCATCTACTATGTCTTTTGGTAATGGTGGTCTAGCATTTCTATCAGCTAATGGTGTATCATCTTCAATTTCTATTTCAATGTCATCATTATCTATTTCAACATCCCCACCAGATTCATCAGGGAACTCATAATCATCTGCTTCGTACTTAGCCATTTTATTTTCCTTTAAACTCTGGAGATACCGCGAGGATCTAAAACAACACCCTCAACACTATCATCATTAATCATGCGCATTTCTGTGCCGTGTATCTTCATACGAGTACCTGCGTTTGGTCTTACAAGGACAAAATCCCCAACTTGGCACCAAGGGCCAGAAGGGAAACGCTCTTTATCATTGTAACAATCAGAACCCATAGCCACAACGAACAACACAGTAGCCAAAAGACCTTCATGCCGCAAAGTCTCATCAGCTTTAAGAATGCCACTTTCATATTCTTTCTCCACTTCAGGCAGTGCGCATAGTATACGATACCCTGTTGGTGTAGGCAGTTGAGTCGCCTTTTCTTCATTAGTAGCTGAGAAGTCTATAGACCCCACAACTTGAGGGTTGTTTGGGTTAGACCCAATTAAGATTTTACTCATTCGTCTTCAAACTCCAGTTTCTTAGTTAGTACTTCTATGGCGCTTCGTGCCTGATCTAAGCCTTGGATTTGCCCACATATATACTTATATGCTGCGTAATCTTCAGCCCGGCCAGATGCTAACGCTTGTGTTAATAACGATATTCTGTCATCAATTTGTTTAAAGAGAATTTCCGCTTCTCTATCCATTATTTAGTTCCTTTGTTCCTTTGCGCTTGTCTCTCAGCTTGTTGATGTTGCCTTTCAGCTAAGAACTTAGCATGGTCTTGATTAGAGTTTGTTTGCTCTCTCAGATGCATACGTTCACTTTCTTTCATAGCGACATCTGTACCCAGTTTTGCTGCTAGCTCATCTTGTTTAGCTGTTATTTGAGCTTGAGTATCTTGCAACTTAGCATTGATTTGTGCACCAGCAGACTGTTGCTGAGCACCAATACGTTCACGATCAACTTGTATTTTCATCGCTTCCAACTGAGCATCAGACTGATCTTTAGCTACTTTACGTTGTAAGTCTTGAGCTTTAAGTTGTAGCTCTTGTTGTTGCATTTGTATCAACGGGTCTTGCTGTTGTTGCTGAGCTTGTTGTTGCTGAGCTTGTTGTTGGTGTTGTGCTACTAACTGTTGTGAAGCTTGAGCAGCTAACTGAGAAATTTGTACTTCCATACTGTCAGGTATAGTTACTTGGTTGTCAGTATCATCTTCACCATAGGTAGGTATATTCATACCCATACTTTGCTCAATCTGTTTACGATACTCGTAACCTAAATGCTCAGCTATGTGTGCACTCATTGCACCTTGTAGTGCTTGTAGTGCTTGTGGATTTTGTCCAAAAGCCTGTTGCAATACTTGCATCACTTGCGGATCTTGCATAGCACTTGTATGTACAGCAATATGGGCTTGATGATCTTGATATAGAAATGCTTTAACAGGTTTATTCTTAAGGATGTTTTGATTCTCTGTAACTGGGTCACGAGGTTTCATATCATCTTCCATAGGCACTAACTTTTGGTAATTAGGTATACCTAATACTTCCAGCATTTGTCTATGTAAAACAGGTAAGTTATAAAGTTGTGGTGCACCTTGTGCTAACTGTAAGGCTGCTTGGTACTGCACGACCTTTTGTGCCATTGTGGAGGCATTAGGGTCTGATACAGGAAGTACGTATACCAAATCATAGTCAGCTTTCTTAGCGCGTCTGCTACCTTCTGTAGGGTCATAATCGTATTCATCAGGGGTATAGTCTCGTATAATGTTACGTAGTAAAATAAACTCTTGCTTCATCGAATAGTGTATACGCGACTGCACTGCGCTCATTACTTTAAGCGTTCTCTCGAGTACAGCGAGTGTTGTACCAACAGGACTATTAGAGGACATATCAGAGACAGCAAGATCAGCAGCCCCAGCAAAACGGCGACCTTCATCGACTATTCCTTGAAGTAGAGTTAACAAGGTTTGACTTGGTTCTTTGTACGGCAGTGGCATAAAGTTGTCACGCATTACACCAGATGGCACATCTACATCACGCCACTCACCCGGAGCAATGGGTGTATCGTCACCCTTTACTCTTAATCCTCTAGTTTTAAAGCCCCCCGGAAGATTACTGAGAGTCCCTGCATCAACCAACTGACGAAGGATTGAAGTACTAGACTTGGCGAAAGCACCAATAAGATGAATAAGCCCAAAGCAGTAAAAGCCAAAACCTGGAACATACCCATAGTGAACGAAGTGATTGCGTTTTTTAGAAGATTCATCATCTGGGTCCCAATTTCTACGAATTGACAGGATTGTGTTTGTGCCTTTTTCGATAGTAACCACGTACGGCAACGCTATATCAGTTTGTTCACCTTCGTGATCTTCGTGCTCAAAACCTTCAAGATTAATCTCAACATGCATTTCTAGCAGTTTAAACCGATCATCCGTTGACGCTCTGAAACCAAGCTTATCAGCTATCTTCTTCTCAATATCATCCATAGTATTAGAAGGTTCACCCAAATCTACATCTCTATAAAAACCTTCATACTGCAATCTGCGTACTTCATTCTCAGTCTTACGCATTATGTGAGTTACACGTTCTGCACTTTGTAAGTCTGCTGCGCCGTACGGTACAACGATGTCTTCAGCAGGTACGTACATAGCAACTTGACGGCCTAAGTATGGGTCATAATATACTTTCTTAAAAGCGTTACCAGCCAATCCTAGGCCCCATAACATGCGCTCATGCTCTGGTCTGTACTCAGTCATCACATCAGTAAGCTGGTAGTTCATGTCGTCTTGAACACGCTGTGAGGCTTCTTTCTTCTCTTCAGTCTCTTTACCGATTATCTGTGTTTTAACTGGACCAGACGCAGGGAATGTTGCAGTAATAGTTTCTGCTTGGAACTTAATAACAGCTTCAGTTAACAATGGGTGATACACACCACATGCACCTTCCCAAGGTTCTGAGCGATCTTCCATCTTAAGACCTAGCAACTCTAGCCCATCAACATAAGTTTGAACCCAATCTTTACGTGCGCTTACATCAGCCTCAAAGTCATTAATAAGATCAGATGCAAGTGATTGTAGAACCGAGTCATCAATTTCTTCAGCCAAGTTAGCATTGAACTTTTCCTCATCAACTTCTTTTTGTATTTTAAGAATCTCTTGTTCGCCTAGGCTAATCGTTACTAACTCAGGGTCTTCAATCTCAATCTCTAACGGCTCTTGATCTTCTTCTATAGGTATAGCATCTAAGCCCATCGGGGCTGGGTTCACACTTTTGTCTATCATATTAGGTCCTTACTTACAATTAAATCTTGGCGAGGGGTAGCTTCAATATCAGGAACGTTCATAGCTACAATAGCTGCAAACATAAGTAATAATAAAGCTTTAATTAAATCAGGAGGGTACATCATCTTGTTTAACAACTCGGGGTAATAAGGCTAAGAACATATACAGCAGCCCCTAATAGTACAGCACACCCTATAAATTCCATTAAACATTGTCTAAACATATTCATAATTCTAATCTCTTTAATAATAGGCTGCTTGTCTTGGTGTAAATTCTTCATTCATCTCATTGGAGTCTAAACGCAAACTTAAAAAACCACCTTTACGGAATCTTGCCATCCCCATACTTACACAGTCAACATAATCATCGTGTTGCCCTGCAGGGAATGATGCTACTTCTTCCATTACTTCATCTGCCCATCGGGTATTAGGGACCCATACTCGACCTGATGCAAATATATCTGCAACAGCGTTTAAGCGTGAAATCTTATCATTACCACGGGTCGGTGTAAAATCTGATACAGGTACACCCATTGCTCGTAATTCGTAAATTAAAGGGGCACCAGAGGCTTTCTTTTCTATAATCAAGGCATCAGGTTCCCAATACTTATATTCCTCTAATACGACTTCCTTGAGCCTAGGAAACTCCATACGGTCGCGCTTTGCGTCCAGCATAATAATATTAGCTTGACTAACACCGTTTTCGTCAGGGTGGTAGAACACACCCCATGTAATACATGCCGAATAATCGGCTCTATTATGTTTTTCAAACGCAGTATCCCACGTTTGAAGTACAAAATCGGTAGGCGGCGGAGTTTCTTTTTCCCAGCGTTGCCACCATTCCCGTTTTACGATAGCCCCTTCTTCAGAAGTTGGATTTTGCTGATACTGAGCTTGCCATTTAGAGACATCAATT